GCCTTTTCTGTGATACCTGTAGGCGCGCCAAATGTAACGGTGATTGCATTGGTTAGCGTCACCTCACGGATTTGGTCTGCGCCATCGAACGTATACGTTGAGGTAGTTGATACTGCGCCAGAGCCGTTGTCAGGCACTTGAGTTGCAGTGAAAGTGTTGGCTACGTTTTTCTTGACGGTGTTGGCATCGTAAGCTTGAACGTCTGTGCCGATCACTAAACCTAATGTGGTTCTTGATGCTGCGGCATCTGCATCATTTAATAGTGTTTGAATAAATGCTGAAACACCAAGCGTTGTTAGGTAAGCCGAAGCATCAGCATCATCTAGTAAAGTGCGAGAAAATGCGGTGAGGTCTGTTAATGCCGCTGCGCCTGCTCCTGTAAAGTATGGCAGTTTATTTGCATCGGTAACAAGAGAAGCTAGTGCGGTTAAATCTGGATCTAACGGCTGATAGCCCGATGCTACTGCCGCCGCGGTCACTCGCGTATCAATATCCGCCTGCAATTCAGCCAATGCCGCATTTAGATTAGTGGAGGTAAGATTGCCAACGGCCTCAGTAGTAATCGTATTGTTTGCTGCAACAATTGTCTTATTAATAAGCGTTTGTGCTGCGCTTAACAATGCAAACACATCGCTTACCACTTGAGGGATTGTATGTTTCTGCCCAGCATTTTGACCAATCTCACCACCGGCAACAACTAAATCACCTGCAATATTGGCATCAGTTCCATTGTCGGAAATAACGTTTGAAGTTTCTAGCGCATTGCCTGCAGCATTTACTTTTACAGATTTGCCACCATTACCTGCTAACGTTGGTAATTTATTAAACCCTGCTTCAATTGCATCAAGTTCGGCACGCATGGAAGCAGATGAGCCACTTGCGCCAGTTTGCGGATAGCCGGTTGAATCATAATATGGGTTCGACATAATTAACTACCTATCTTAATAATCTGCGTTGCGTGTAATGAATAATCGCGCTGTTCACGGTAAATGGTCTAAATAGCGCAGATGAGCTACGCAATATCAGCGATATATTTTCAGCGGTGCCTGTAATATCCTGCTCTGCAGGTAACAAGGTTCTACCATCCCAATAGAACTGATCCCAAACGAACTGATCCCAGAACACACTGCCGAAAGCCGTTTGAATACCACTTAATATTCCCTGATCAATTTCATTGCTCGCATAGCCAATCTCATACGTTGCATCAAGCTCTGCATAACTGCCGCCAGTAATTTCATAAATAGCTTTTCTGAAACGCTTTCTTAACCTTGGGTTTTTCATGAATGAGAAAGCTAGATTCATGTATGCAATAATTGGCTCACCATCAAAGCTTGTGCCACGCTCCATACGATATACAAATCCATCTGTATCACCTGCGTAGATAAACTCTTCACCGTTATTACTTTCATAAGAACTCATGACCGTCATGGTGTGTGCGTATTGAATTGGCATTGCGCCTTTAAATTCACCGTTCTGCATGGTGATATGTAGCGCATAACGATCATTAAATAAAAGGCGGTACTGGTCGCGCAATCGCACAATGCAACTGCCAATGGCGCGTGTTACTCTTGATTCAATAAATGGACGAATAAACTTTGTAAGCTGTGCGCTTGAGAAGTTACCGAATTGATCTGTGGCCGCAATCTGGCGCACGCCGAGTGCATCCATCACATAGCCTTCACCAATGTTTTGCATGGTGTAAGCGAAACCGCCGACCTCAAAACCAAGCGTAACCAGTTGAAAATCTGCTGAGCTATTACCGTAAAGAATCGATGTTTTGTTCGTGGTAAAAATGGCTAATGCAGGACTTTGATTAGAACCTATCATCGGCAAGAAGCCAGATATGGTATCTCCCATCGCCAGCTCACCAGCACCAGAAATGATGGTCCAAAGATATGGTTCACCAGGTGCGCTATTCTGTGCACTACCATTAAATGACAAGAACAAATGATTCACATGCACATCAATGTGCTTTGGCGTGTCGTTCGCCATGCCTGTGCTAATCGGTACAAATACCGTGCCATCAAACTCAAATGCACGATGCGTACCACTAGCACCGTACATTTTTATCGTACCTGCACCACCACCGAAGTTATAGTTGATGCACTCATAGCGGCCATTAGGATTTAAAGTGATTGCAGATTCGGCACCACTTAACGTCACCGCACCTGATCCAGTGCTCGTTGCTGCGCCAGCAATAAAACTACCACCTGTTGGCTCTGTAATGATTAATCGACCTGTATTCACGCCAGATTGCAAACTACCAGTCTGAACAACAACTTTAAGAATCGTTGCAGATACGCCACCTTGCGTAAGTGTGTCGCCATCTTCAATGTCTAAATTGGCATTAGTAAATGCAATCTCATAACCAAGATCAATCAGCGTCCAGCCAGAAGGTGATGAAACGTATATATCGGCCTCGGTACCTGCTGCATTATTTCTAAATGCATAGACGTTTCCGTTATAACGATGCACGCCTAAAATGCCACCACTACCAGGCACGGCGCTAATATCTTGACGATAAACATCAGTCGCAAGCTTTGTGTATTCTGCTTGCTGTAAAGGCGTTTCGGCCAATCCAGATATAGCAATACTGGTTGACGTAGCAACTACTACCGCTGACACTGATATATCCTCACCTAAAACAAACGCGCCGGTTAGCTTAGTAAAGATAATGTTGCCATCCGTCCGTGTTAGCACAACGCCAGTCGCGCCACTTGTAGCACCGACAATCACATCATTGACACTTACCGTACCAACAAAATTACATGCGATTGAGTAGAACAAGGCATCAGATGGTGAGGCATGACCATCGAAGCGCTCATAACCTGCAACACGGCGATAACCACCATCAATATCAATTTCAAAATTAAGAGAATCACGGCACATCCCATCTGGCGTTGATAGTGGCGGTGTAACTAGATTTAATCCACCCTTAAGCGCAAAGTAAGTGGTTAATACGGATGGTAAACTCATGATGCAATAGTTTCAGTGTAAGGGTTAGCTGAGGCCAGTTCATTGCTGACAACTGAGCCACCACTGCCCACTACTTGTGAATTGGCAGCATCTTTCTTGAGCAAAGGTTTTAATTTGTTGGTGAGCTCAGAATACGCATTAACAGTTGAGTTTCCTTTGCTTCCATTGATACTGTTACCAAGTGCATTAATGTCATTAGTGGCAGATTCTGCCACCTCAAGGTTTTTATACAGCGCACCAAACCCACCAAATGTTTCTGCTTGAACAAATCTTGATGGATCTGAAACGCGCATTGCATCAAGGTCTTTTTGTGTGTAATTCTCTGGCACATTGTATTGCCCTAGCCTTTTCACTGATCCTAGCAATCCACCTAAGCCGTTGTTGTATGATTCCATCTTCTTAGCCGCATCAGCCATCGCCTCTTCTTGCGTCTTGAACATACTGCCTTTAGTGGCAAATGAAGATTTTGGCGGCTCAATAGGCGCAACGTTTGCATAATCCCCTGCCCCATTTTTTATAGTATTTTGCGTGTACCCAAAATATTCATTGGTTGGTGGTGCAGGTAAAGCTGCTGGATTGTCTGATATTGAATAGCGCACTGTGGATTTGTTCGCCATCTGGTCTTTTAAAATGGCGTATCTATCGTTGTAGGCGCTTACCTTTTTTTTGTAGTCATCATCATTGTTAATTTGACGTGCAAGCCTGTCAGCTTTTTGTGACATATTGCGTGTTCTAAACGATGCACTATCACCAATCGTTTCTTCTACTTGGCGCTTGTTTGATGTTGAGATTCTTTCAAGCTCTGGCAGTGCTTGTAGCTTTGCAAATTCCGCATAATAAGCTGCCGCTGCCGCTTGTTGCGCTTTACGCTTTTGTGATGATGCGCCCATAATTATTCCTAAATAAGCGGTTCAGCCATTTGCACATCTGGCAATTGGTTAAGTTCTAATTTGCCCATGTAAAATGAAATGTTCTTTTGTGCGCGTGCAATGACTTCGCCTGCTGATTCATACAGCCCGTAAGATTCAAGCGCCTTCCAAACAATCAACTCATGAAACTGTGCTGGCATTTCAGGCTCATCTGCATCAATCAGTAATCTTTGCGGCGTTTTCCAATACTGGCCGCTGACAGTAAACACGCCATCTGGCTTAGGACCAATTAAGAGCTTTTGGTCTGGTGCTACTGCAAAACAAACTGGCGTGCCTGATGGCTGTGGTCCAGTGAGATATACGCTGCGATATTGACGATAAAGCAATTCGCCCAGCTCAAATTCATTAGAGATACCAACGCTAGTACGGAAAGACTTGATTGTGTCTGAATCCCATTGGCTAAATCGCTCAGTAATACCAGCTTCCAATGGGGTGTAGTCATACTTGTTTAGCGTAGTTTCAAACTCAAAGTCCGCACGCATCCAGTTCCAGTTTTGGCGACCAAGTTGGATCATGTTGTATGCACTATTAACCCATGCGACAATGCGACCCATTTCACCATTCTGGCTACTTACTGTTGCAGGGCCAACACCACTGATGCCAGCCTCTCGCCTTACCTCTTTGCATATCTCTAAGAACGTCATGGCTTAACTATGCTCGGCGTGTTGCACGTAGGTTGCGCAACCACTCAAGACCTTCGCGTGTATCTTGAATTACTGTAAATTGATATGGTGAAATGCTGTATGCTTTTTGGAATGATTCAAGCACACCTTCACTATTCACTTGCTCATGGTTTTTATATCGAACTTGGCGCGATGCGGAAGCAACGCCTAAATACTTACGTTTAATTGTCACCTCAACGCCGCGTGGAACCCATGGAATACCATTTGGCCCAGCGCCCACACTATTGATTGATAAGTAAACATACTTTTCTGCGTCTGCCGTGTTGCCTTCTTGAAACATTACGGTTACTGGCTCTTCAAGAAAGGCTAATTTTTTTGCTTTATCATCTAATCCGTGAATAGATTGAATTTCAATATCTTCACCAATTAGCTGTTTCTCACCCTTTTGAGAAAATTTAACGGTCTTTTCTGGGGCTACTTCTAACTCTTCTGATGCAATCGCATTGGATTTAATAACAGGTGCTGATTTAGCATCTGTTGGTTTACGTGCTGGTGTATTTTTGGTCACTCTGGCCATTGATGGGTTACTCCTGTGTGAGTTTGAAAACTAAGTGTTTAAACTAAGCATTAACGCACCCAAGATAACGCAATCCACCTGTGTCGCAATTTGATACAAAAAAGCCCCAATTAAGGGGCTTTTCTTCAAGTGTTAACTTATAGGTTAACTATGCGATTGCTTTGAAGTAGCAAGTCTTGCTTGCCAATACAAGTGCGAGTGTCGCATTTTGTAACACACGGAAACCGTTGTCAGTTAATGTAATGCCACCGTTACCGCCGGTAACTTCAAGTGTACGAGTACCAGCAGCTGCAGTTTTGATACAACTGTTAGCTGCCATTCCTTCATAAAACTCGCCACCAACACGATCAGTTGCGTTGATAAATTCAACGTATTTAGGTTTAAAGCCAACGTCAATTTCGATATAGTCAGTTGCAGTGATTGCAGTTGCATCGAATACTACTTTACCAACAGCTACCTGACCGTTTTGCTGTGATGGATTCAAGGTTACTGTACGCGCTATATTTTCAGCCATGATAATTCCTTCCTAATGAGTTAAGTAAACACCACAGCTTAAGCTGTAAGTGTTAATGCTGCTGGATTTGTAGTCGCAGCATAATTTGTGTCTGTTACGCCTGCATCCGCATCAAGCTTTGCAGTGATTGCAACAATACTTGCACGCAAAGCGGTGTTATCGGCTAAAACAGCTTCTAACAGCTCACGCTGTGCTTTTGCTTCACGCTTGTCTTTAAATGTGGAGGTTTGTTGTTTGATTGAGGCCATACCATTTCCTTTACTAATAAATTTAACAAAGGGGAATTCCACCCCTTTAGTTGATTAAGCTAGGTTAGGTGTACCAACTTCTAAAACAGCCATCCAGCCTTGGTTAAGCACTAATGAATCGTAGTAGAACTTAGAGCCTGCATAACCACGTTGGCCCAATGGGTCGGCTTTATCTGCAACACCAGGTGGAACCCATGTCGGTGTAATTGCATCAACGCCGCGCAACATCACATTGCCCCAAGCCTCTTCTGCCGCTACGATGCAAGGGTAAACGTCAATCAATGTGCCGTTAGTTGAGGCTAAGCCTGTTGCACCAATTGCCGCACCTGCATCGATGTACGGCGCAAGTTCTGGTGATGTAACAAAGCGGAAGTTTTCAGCAGAACCGATTTCACCTTCTGAAATGGTTTTACGACTGCCGTAATCTGCCACTGGCACAAAGCCTGGCAAATCACGAATAGCAGGGTCCATATCAGTATGGCAATAAACCACGTATGAAGCCTCAACTGATGAAGTGCCATAGCCTGGGCTTGCATCTAAAATGCTTGTGATTTGTTTTGCATGGTTAGATTTTAAGCCTTTAGTAACACGGCGAATTAAGTTAAGACTTAATGTTTCATCCACTGTATCTGTGCTTGAACCACCAGCGTAGTATTTGTTGGTACCAGCCTTTAATGCACCGAAGCAAACCATTTCACGAATCAAACCAATCGTTTCACCGATTTGTTTTTTCATGTCGCCAGCAACGTCATCTTCGTACAAGTCAAATGTCTTGTCTGTGATTGAATACAATACGCCGTATTGTTCAACTACTGCAGTTACATCGGTGTAAGCCATCGTGCGTGCAGTTGGTGTTACACCTTCGTTAAGTTTGTAGCCATCAGCGAAAGTGCCTACATTTGAACCATTGATCCAAACGTTATCAACGCCGCCTGGTGGCAATGCACGGCGATAAACAACAGTATCGCTTGAGTTTTTAGGCATCTTTTTTTGTAAGCCTGTTTTGCATAATACTTCCATTGGCATGGCGTGTTTAAGAATATCGCCTTTAAGTTTGCCAATACGTGCTGCTTGTGTGGTCATTGTTTGAATAGCCATGATATTTCCTTTTTATTTTTTAAACGCCGCATTAAAACCGTCTAACTCGCTCATTGCTTGCGGCTTTATTGCTGCTTGTGTACCTTTAGGTGTAATGGCACGTTGTAAACGCTCTTTGCGTTCTTGCGCACCGCTATTTTTTGTGGCGTGCCAACTCTTAAACTCAGAAAGCTTTTCACCGATATACATTGCATCCCAGCTATCATCTAACTTTGTACGCTCATCATCTGGTAGCGTTTGCTTCCAAACTTTGTAATCGTCCGAAGTCAGTAACTGCGGTGCGTCTTTGTGCTGGATCAGCAACAAATTCTTTTGCATATCCTTACTTAACTCTTCACGCACTTGCGCTACACGGCTTTCAAATACATCGTTAGATTGATTCGTATCTGCCGTGCCAAAGCTATTAAAATCTTCTGCCAATATCTCTGCAATTTCTGGGAACTCTTCACTCAATCGTTTGAAGTTTGCGCCACTAAAATTCATCTTGGCTTGTTGCTGATTTTGCCCATTCTTTTGCAATTCAAGTAATACGCGATTTATCTCACCAATTTTGCCGTGCACCTTACGAATTTCAGCAGTTGTCATCTGCTCAACTTCTTCGATCTTTGGCATCTTGGCTAACATTGCTGTTAGTTGCTCTGGTGTTAAACCTACTTGTTGCTCAATTGGCGCATCATCAACTGCCTTAACTTCATCTTGTGTAGCGTCATCAGCATTGCTTACCTCTGCTTCTTCTGTGCTTGTTTCATCAGTAGGGGCTTCATCAGCGCGTACTTCATTATTCAAACTTGCAGAAAATGCAGCAGATTCCTCTGCCTGTGCTACCTCATGCGCGGTTGCTTGCGCTTCAAGGTCGGTTGCTTCATCAATTGCTTGCGTTCCATCTAATTGCATTTAAAACTCCTCATTACTCAAAAGGGGGTGATTCCTCAACGCCTCTTGCCAAACTCGGCGGTGGATTTTCCAGCGCCAAAAAACTTTTAATCTCTAAAATTCTGCCTCGCATTTTTGCTGTTTGAACTGCATCTGCATCACCATCGTTTTGCTTTCTGCATGTTTCTAATCTAGCTTCTAAATGCGTTTTGATTTTCGCCCAAAGTGCAGTCTGCTTTTCAGCAGCGTTTAGCAGTAACTTATTCGACATGTGCTTACTTTATTCTTGTCCACCTGTGTCAAAGGGGCTTTTTCCATCTTTTAATCTTTGAATTGCATGATTCACAGCTTTATCCATAATTGGCTTAGGAATGTCGCTAGGCTTAGGCTCATTCTCTAAAAGATATTTAATTTCTTCTTGGTCTAGCGTTGGCACCAGTAAAGGTATTTCCATTTCGCCTGCACCAAAATCAACCCCAACAGATATTTCTGTAGATACTTTTCCATCAGGCCTTTGAAGCACACCCAAAAATCCAGAACCTTTTTTTGTTCCGTCATTTCTGTTACCAAACTCATTTAATAAGCCAGCCACTACAATCCACTTCCTAACTGCTGTTTAATGATGATTTCCTGATTTTGCAAATCTTTCTTGGTGCGCTCTTTCATGGCAGTATCAGCCAATTGCGCCTTAATCTGTTGAATAGACAAATTGCGCTTGTCGGCAAGCTCCATCAACTTAGTGTCATATGCCATCTTCGCTAGTAATTCACGGCTTGCACGTTCTTCGCGTGCATCCTGCAAATCAATCTCACGCTGCGTCATCTTCTCTTGCGTGTTAGCTTGAGATACTTGCACCATGCCTTCTGTACGGATCTTGGTTGCTTCAATCGTTGCTTGTGCGGTAATTGCGCGAGGGTCTTGTGGTGGATTCGCCGCGGCCTGCTCTGCCATTTTTGCCAGCTCATCTTCGGTATACATAAACAATTTAGGATTCAATCGCTGCGACTTAAAGTATTCTTGCACCCACTTTTTGGGGTCAATACCAAATTGAGGGTTAGCAACCATCTCGCCCATTTGTGCAATGTTCTGGTTTTGAATATCACGCTCAACCAGGGCGCTAGAGCCTTTGGCAATTATTTTGTAATCGCCCTTTTCGCTCTCTGGCACTTCTGGGTCTAAGATCAACCACTCGTAATAGCGTGAAATATGCGGCTCTGTTACTTTGTCATCATAGGTTCGTGCAATGCGGCGCATGACCGTTGATGCATTGTTGTTTAGCATCTGCATACCGCCAACTGTTTCAGGTGCGGCACCTTGTTGGCCTTGCAATAACATTGGCAAGCCTGTGACATCCTCAGCCATCTTGATTGCGAACTCAACGATGTTAAATAACTGGTCTTGCATAGCAGGAATGTTGATTGCTGCGAATGCTTCATTCACTGGACCAACTGCATCTTCAACCATGTACCAAAGCTTACGTGGTGTAATTTGCCAAACACCATCAGCAGGCTCAATAATGCCTCTGCGCATGACAATCTGCGGACCACTCATTAAGCCTGCGTTATCCATCACATTACGCACCGCAGCATTCAACATGCGCTGTGGCGTTCTAATTTGTCTTGATACGCCGATACCAGCCCAGTAGCCATCACGCTCTTGCCAGTTCATCACGTCATAAGGGAATGCACCGCTATCAAGTGGATTAATTGCCGCCTTTACTACACGGTCATTAATCATCACCACGATTGCTGGCACGCTATCATCACCTTCACATGGGCACCCTGCGGCTTCCATATCCTCTGGTGAAATAAAGCCTGTGTAATACCAAATCTCGTATTGGCTCTTATTGTCCAAGTTAAGTGATTGACGTTCTGCGTCTTTCTCTTCTAGGTTCTTTTTCTGCGGACCTTCTTCAATACACATTTCCAACATTTCTTTAATGTATGAAGGGTCTTGTTTCAAATCATCCATGCCACGAATAGTGATACGGTCTTTCTCAAAGACAAACGAACCATTGTGAATATCATTGCCGCATGAAGGGTCTGGGTATAAATCCCAACAATCAATTGAGCGTGATTCTGGGTAGATTTCCATCTTGCGAACAATAGAAGTTAAGCCGCCTTCTTTGCTAATTGATCCAACGGTTCTAGCGACTGGGTACGGACCTTTAATCACTCCGGTACCTAACCTTGCGCAACTTTCAATCACCTTGCGTGTTTCGTGGTTAAAGCGAGATTCTTTTAACCAATCATCAATGCGTGTTTCAGCATCCTTAGCGGCAAGTCGTGCAACCTCAAGTATTTGTTCGGCATGTTCGCCTACGGTCATTTGCTTTGGATTGCCTGCATCATCTGAACTCATAACAGGCTGGCCGTTAGGTGCAACTAATGGCTCTTTGCTTTTGTTATTCTTTAGCAAGCTTGGGATTGGTGTAGGTTCTATTGCCCAGTTCTGATCATCAGTAGGTAATAACATATCAGCCACCTTTGCGGCAGCTGCATCAACGTATGATCGAGTAATGTTTAAGAAAATGCGTGAACGTGTTGCTTTTTTTTTATCCTTGTCGGCTCCGCCTTCTGGTGATAAAGGCTTGCCACGGTTACGATACAGGTCGCGGTTAGCGTCATCTATCCCCTCGTAGTGATCTTCATCCTCGCGCCAATCCTCTTCAATGCCAGATAGTTGACGCGCCTGAATAGCTTCTTCGCGCTTTTTAACTAAGACTGTGCTTAAAGATTGCAGCCTAGAGATACGTTCTTCGTAGGCTTTCTGCTCTTCAAGCTTTTGCGCCTCTTCATCAATCTGCGCCGTTAATTCAACGTTGTTCATGGATGTTATTACTCTTCCATGTCCATCATCATGCCGCTTTTAATTGGCTCTTTTACGCTTGCATTAAATGCCGCTTCTTCAACTTCTGGTGGAGGCTCATCACCTAGTAAAATACGCTCAGCTACATCAACACCTGCTTCAAAAGTTTCTACTGGCTCAAAGTCTTGAGTGTCAATCGTAGCTGGATCAACTTCACCAACTGTCATTTGGCCTTCATCGGATAACATAATAACTACTGCGAATGGCATGATAAACACTCCGTAAACTAATTTAATTTACAGAAAAGATAACAGTGTCCATGTGTGTGACAGGCGTAAAAAAGCCCACGGCTTAGGTGGGCTTGGTGTTAACCTTTATTCAATGTGGACTTTAGGCATTAACCTTTACCATATCCTTGCCATTCCAAACTAAAGTCACACGATTAGTTACCTTGCCGCAGTGAACACAAGTATGCGTTCGATCATACTTAGTGACGATTTGAGCATTAATAGATGGCATCCATTTATCTTCTATGCGTATTGAGTGAAATCCTAAGTTACAAATAAATTTTCTAATCATTGCACAGTCCTTTTATAAATTGTCATATCAATACCCAACTTCGCTATCAAGTACACCAAATCCAGATGAAGGAGCAGTCCGTTTAGGTGTGTTTACTTTGGCGTGGCGTAGCATCATGACCGCATATCTAACCGCACTCAAAATATCATCAAACTCTTTAACTATTTTACCATCCTTGCGATGATATAAGCGGTACTCTTCAAAGTAACCGTCCAAATGTGCGAACACTTTAAACCGCCCTGTTTGCATACGGTCTAATATTTCAAGCACACCTGCCTCAACGCCATTACCGCCGGTGCCTTCTTCTTCACCTTTTTGTGGTGGATGAGTTGCTTTATCCTTAAGCATATTCACGCCTAAGTTACGGTACTGTTGTGCAATGGCTTCGCCAGAACCTTTGTCGTGCTGCAATCCATCATGAGGCCATGCAACAGGAATCCATTTACCCCTTGCGTTGATTGAAACAGAATGCACGGCTGGCGTTTGCTCACTCAATCTGTGAATGTCATATACATAAACAATGTCTGCATCTCTATCCCATGCAATCCAACCTGCTGCAGTCGGGTGATCCCAACCGAAGTCCAAACCTGCAATGCGTGGCCAGTGTGCAGGGATTGAGAAAGGCTGCACTTTAATCAACTCTTCATCTATTGTAAAAATACGTCCTGAACCTAGCACTGGAATCCCCCTTGATCGTGCATCACGTAGATGCGATGGTGTCGAATCTAACAATTCTCTTTTAGTTTTCTCGCTGAGGTGAGGTACATCGTCAATTCCACCCTGCCATAACAAGGTACTTCGATTCAGAAACTTTAGGCATCTGATCCCCCTGATATGGCAAGGCGTGTTTGGCCTGCTCCATTCATGTAGTTGGCTTTCATTATTTAAGCTTCATTCCCTTTGGTATGAACTGCATTACTGTATCTGTCATGCCTTCTAGTGGTGTAAATGTCATGTAAATTAAACCTTCTGTTGTTGCTGTTCTTATCAAGCATTCGCCATATATATCCATTGGCGGCTCTTCGTCCAACCAAATGCCATCTTGTTCAGTGCCTTCAAAAGCACCCCTGCCTTGTTGATATGATTTAAGGCCAAGCAAAGAGAAGCCTCCATTAACATGTTTAATCTCTACCTTATCAATCAAATCACTAACGCCTTGCTTCCAGCTAATATCACCGATGCATTCACCTGGTATTAATCCAGTGCCGCTTAATCGCTTAGTTGACCCACTGCCTTGCACCTTGCCAAATAACTTAGCTTGCACAATGTCGCGTGTAGTTTCATTCGTCTTACCAGCCGCCCAAAAGCTAACTGGCGCATCCCACATCGCACCATTCCACCATGGAGGATATAACCCTGTTAAATGCAATGCCGTTTCATAACCTCCTGCGCCTTCTGTCTTACCGATACGATTTGCCGCCATAAAACAACGCTCTCTGTATATGTCGCCAGCCTCGAAAAACTCCATGTGCTTAGGATATAACTCACGGCGCAATGGGCCTTCTTCTGGGTAATATGTATAAAGTTTTCTTCTACTTAGCCTTCGTAGCTGCTCTTGCTGAATTTTTAGCGCTTCCAATTGCAGCTTGCGCAGCTCTGAGGGCTTCTTGGTTAGCGTTGTATCGCTGTTCAAGTTCATCGTCATTTAACCTTTCAAAATCACCAGGGGAGCCAGTTTCTTTGCGCTCAATGAACATTCCTAGATGCTTAGCAACATTCTCTAGCGCAGAACTCTGGTCAATCATCTTTATTTCAAGACCTTCTTTAGTGACCTTAACCCCTGCATAAAGCATTGCTGTTTGTTCATCAATGGTGCGTGTGTCATGTGGCGTGACTTCACCAGTGCCGCGACCAAAACATTTAGGACACTGTGCATGTGGAGTATGTGTTGGGTTAAATCCATAGCCACCGCCATTGTCTGGTATAACATGCACCTCATCTGGATTTGCTTCGGCATAGTTCACAGCTTCTGCATAGGCTGATGTAAATTCATCTTCATCAATCCATTGATACAAATGTGATTTACCATAGCAATAACGGCAAGCGCAGCGCCTATACTCAATTAGCTTGCGCGGATCTGCTGTTGCAATCTTCCACCAGCGATCAAGCACCATGTCTTGAGTGATTTCAGTACGTTTTGAGCGCTCATCTATTCGCATGGCGATATATTCAGAAACCTTAACATTGCTTAACAATCTTGAAGCCTGAACTTCTGCCGTCTTTTCTGAATACCCACAACGAATAGCAGCCTGCTTACCATTAAGATCAACAAGGTACTCATCACCAAATCTAATTTGTTTTTCATTTAAACTCAAAGCATCACTCCTGCATTGCTTGCCTGCAGCGCTGCACTGTTTCAATAGTTGTGTTTAATACATATTCAGCAGACAATTCTATTTTTTTAGGCGTAAGCTCTGCCATTACATACCATCCCGATAATTCTTAGCAGGAATCCTGCCTGCTTGTTCTTTTTTAATCTGGCAACCGCCCAAAAAAGAATTTTCATAAGCAAAGTTACCGCCTTTCCACTCTTCGCTACATTTTTTATTACCTTCCAAATACGTAGCAATACAGCCAAATAAAATAAGCACCGCAATAATTAATATTGAGCGAATCATTTCTATAATTATGTTCATATCAACTTTTCTTTCTCATCGTTTAAAACAGATTTTTATAAGTCATTTGGCTTTAATCATCCTCACAAACATGAACACGCGCTTTTACTGTTGATGGTATCGGCACTACTTGGCTAAATATCCCAATGTTATAAATCACTGGCACTTGTTTCTTTCGGTACAAATGCGTCACTCTGTTTCTTTTCTTGTAATCTACCCACTCAACTTTCTTGCACTCTATTGAATCCAATCGCTCTACCGCTATTTGTAGGAGCTTTACCGCCTGGTGAAAGTTAATGCCAACGTTCTTACTAATCTCTGCCGCTGATTGCCACTCATTACTTAACGAGCCGTCTAGTAAAACAATGTTTTCTAGCTTTCTCTGTCTGCGTGATTTTTTAGAGAAGAACGATTTATAGCGAACTACAATCGTTCCCAAGTCATCCCATAAAGGGTATTTAAAGTTGTCGTAAATTACGCGCATTGCTACCCTGCTTTAACTTCTTCCAGTTTCTGCATCTTGACTATATCTGCCACCATCTGATGCGCAGGTGATTTGTCGTCAATGACAGGGTGAAATTTAACTTCTATCTCTACCTCGCCGTTTGGTAGGTCTTTAATCTTTACTAATGCTTCTGCCATTTCATTCCCCTTCGTTAAAAAATTTATTACAACAATCCCATGGTTGAAGCAATATGCACCTTGCCGGTCCTAGTTGGCACTCTTGGTACATGTTGCATTTTTACTGTCATCACGCCGTTCACATACTTTGGCTTATCTTCTGGCTCATCTTTTTTCATGCGCAAATCTTTAACATCTGGCTCTCTTAAACTGCCTTGGTCATACAAAGGCTCAACTGTTCTATACAGCATCAATCGCTGGCTTTCTTGTCCTGATATTTCTTCAAGGTACCCTGCATCACGTAAGAATCTAAAGTGAGCATAAAATGCGTTATCTGATTGCAGACCTATTAACAGTCTTACTTCTGAGCCTTTCTTTGCACTGGCGCAAACATCTAAAATCTTCTGCCTAATCTCTGCTGTACTTAAGTTGGTTACTTGGCCTGCTTTAATGTACTTACTTTTTCTCAGTTCGTTTTTTACGCCTGATAAGCGCTTAACAAAGTTAACCTCACGATCAGTGAGTTCTGTTTTGAGTGATTGATATAAATTGCACCATCTTCCGTTTTTGCTTGTGCCACGCGAAATAGTCATTAATCCTTGCGATACGAATAGATTGCACATCTGATTTAGTTTGATGTAATCAGATTGGTGTTCTGATTTATCTTTTGCACCTGATGGCTCTTCAAACATTCTTAGCACTTTTTCATATTTTTGCTTTTCGTTCATGCTGCTAACCTTTCTTGTTCTTTTTTTGCTTCTTTAATCATTGATTTAAACTTTGCGATCAATTCTTTACACTCATCTACGGTGTAGCGGTGGATTTCGTTGTAGTTCTCTATAAATTCAAATCGCTCCATGCCTATTTTCTTTATCAGTCGTGGGCGGTAATAGAATGTATTGCTGCTTAAATGCACATTGCAGTTGTTGCTACATTGCTTGTGTATGTTGTCTAGGTGAAATCTCAACTGTGGTGCGGCCTTCACAGTGCGGTAATGCCCTGCATCGTATTTAATGTTTGGGTTAGTCGTTCCGCAACTGATACAAGGCTCGTAAAAATCTCTTAACTTCACATACTGGTTACAGTAGCGCTCTACAATCTTTAACCACTTTGATAGCGGCCTAATCTCTACAAGCTTCTGCTTAGTTTCTTTCCGTACTCGCTTGGCCTCACTCGCCTCACGTTTAATGCGTAGGCTTTTGGCGTGATCCGCAGCGCATTGCCAATCACATACCGATTGCATCTGCTTCTCTGGCTGAAAGTATTTTTTGCAGGCTTTGCAGCGTTTCTTCTTAGGTGGTTTGATTGGTTTAATCATGCAAACCTCAACATCTTCTCTACTACGTTATTCACCTCTTCGCGCCCTGCGTATGTGCTTAAAACATCAGCAAGCAATACATCAAGGCAACGGTTATAAACTTCTTCAAAGTCTGGTTGCTCCATCCTTGCAAAGCTGATTGACTTAGGTTCTAACCTTAAACGACCATCTAGCCCGAATGTCTGCTCATAAAACCCTGCGGCAATCAGTACATCAGCGCGGAATATTTCAAAGTTCTTTTGCACTTCGCGGCCTTTGTAGCTTTTATGCTTGCGCTGTGGCTCCCATGCATCAAAGCCTAGGTTCAACATTGCGAAAAACTTGCGATGATGGCGGCTATTGCGTGGTAACTTTGCCTCGATAGAACACAACTCACCCTCTTCAAGTCTGCTTAAGCGTGTCTTGAAGTTTTTGTAAGCAACCTGATCGGCTTCACTCATTCCGCGAAGTGAGCCGTCTGGTTGTTTTACTAGGGTGATGGTTGCCATTAGTCAGTACACCCACAATCCGCAAGCTCAACATCCTCGTAACCGTAAAAGTCACCTTGGCTTACTGCCATTTGTTTAATTTCAAAGTAGCTAGGCCTATCTTTTCTAAACTTACCTGTCTTTGCGATAAGTTCTTTTTCAGAAAATGGCCTTGATTCTTGCTCGATCCACCAGTCTGCTAGGCTTGGCGCTTCACTTACCAATGAGAGCGTTTGTCCTGCGCCTTTTAAAAAGCACAAATCACAATTGCCGTGCATAGTTTTGCCGTTCATGTTTGGCAAGTTGAGATCAAACGGCTGACCTTTCCAAAACTTTCCAACATCTGCGGCCGTTATTCCGATGCTTGCCAATGGTGCGTATCGTTCAAATGGTTCTGATGATGGGATTGATAACTTAGCCACACGGCTTGGCTCGTCCGATCTAAAACCAATGGCAACATCCCAGTTCTTCCAGCCAAGAACTTGTTGTGCATATAGCTTCATTACGCGAATTTTTAATTCAATCGTGCAAAATCGCATTGTTGGATTAGGCAGATAGTTCTTATGCGTAATGAGGTCGGCAAACGGCTCGCCATTTCTGCTTGCTGTTTCGTAAGTCACTTCACGCCAGCGCTTTTGTGGCTCTTCGTGTGATTGATACTCAAGCCATACAATCGGCACATTCCAGCGTTTTGAACACTCATTAACAAAGTCCAATGTTTGCGGCATTTCTTTACCTGTGTTTGCAAATACAACCTTTACAAAATCAGGTAATACTCGATCATGAGCATCAAGCAACATATCAAGCATCATTCCGCTAGTGCGGCCACCGCTAAAACTAAGCATAGTTGGTGATGTTATTACTAAGCCCATACCTACCACTCAACCTTTGCAGGCTCTTCATCAGTACCCTTGCTCTCGTAATTAGGGCAATCGGCAGCAACCCAAAAATCACGGTAGCCAACGCCATAGCCATTCGGTAAGAACCGTTTGCACTTCTCTCGATGCTGGCAAATGTGCGTTTGCACTGGTGATTCACCGCGGCAAAACTCGTATGAACTTGTTGGTGTTGGCTTACTCATGATTAACCTAAATCCGATACAGAATCAGCAGCCGTTTTAACTACGCCAATGGTTTCAGGAATTGGAAAGCCAGTTTGCTTGCGAGCGCCTTCGTGTAGCGATTGCTTAAGCAAATAGCCTTCAAGCGCCCAAATCTTTTCGCGTGCATTTTGGTAAGCGATTTTTTTACCAATTTCTGCATCAAAGTTTGCAGCACTTACGCATGCGCTCTCACCGGTTACTTGTGTTCCGTTTTTAAGTTCCAATGCGCACACTGTTAGCGTTGTGCCTTCTGGTTGCCAATAACGATCTTTTACAATCACGCTATCAATAAGATCAGGTGTTAAACGAGGTGCATTTAAACCTTTAGTTTGAATTTCTTGCTCAATTTGTTGTTCGCTCATAATCATCATCCTTGTTTAAAAAGTTGTTTAATCTCAGCTCTTGATTGAGCTGCAGTCTTTACTGCCTTCACTTCACTCTCACCACTTGCTTTCACTTCACCTGTAAATGTCTGAGTTCCATTTGTGGCCCGGTAAGTAAAACTAAATCCAGCATCACGCATTTCTTTGATGAATTGATTGCAGGTTTTCTCGATCATGCCGCCTGCTCTTTTTGCATACTCTCAATCAGTTCTATGCGAGAACCAATCCAAGCCATTACAGTTTTACAAAGAGATATGAATTGTTCATCCGTTAAATCTCGCTTTGCTAAGTTCACTTCTTTTGATAGCCATTGCAGATTTTCAATTGCATCTAAACCACCTTTTGCTTTTGGCAATTTATGGTCAAGTTGAGCTGTTCTATCAAGCCTTAATCCACTAAGCGCACATAATCCCTTTTGGCTTTTCCATAAAGATGCAATTTGTTTTGTAGTAGCTTTGTTTTCGCCTTTCAATTTCATTGCCTTAACCCAAAAGAATCTTTTACTTGCGTATTCACGCATTTTCTCCCTAGCTTTTTCTGGGTTTTTTGCTCTTAAAGAATTTTGATAATTTCTAATTGCTTGTGGGTTTTCTTCACGAACTTTCTTCATGTGCAATCTTTTTCTTTCTCGCGTTACTTCACCGCCTTCTTTATAGAGTTTTCTTTGATATTCTCTTTCGCAATTTTTGCACTTTCCAATTCGATAACCTTTTTTATGAAAACGAAATTCAATAAGGGGTTTTTCTACTAAACACTCTTTGCAGATATACATAAATCCTCCACCAATTGAATCCTAGTTCCCAACCAAAACATCACAGGCACTGCCATCGAGTTACCCAACGCCTTGTAACGTGCTGAATCACTTGCGCCTGGTATGTTCGTAAAATCATCGCTAAATCCTTGAAGGCGCTCACACTCTATTGGCATGAGGCGGCGCACTTGCATCTTGTGAAATAGTTGCTGGTCTGCACCTGTTGATAGAGTAAATGCTGAATCTTCTGCGCCTAAATAACCTTTGCCGCCGCCTTCACATCCACCTCTGACTTTAAAAGTCAGAGGTGCTGCAACGTGCTGAAACAAGACATTCTCGCCTCCGTTATTTCTACCTTGGGCAAAAGCAATGTCTGATACGCATGGATCTTGAGTGCCGTGGACTACATGAGAAACCGTATGAACATTGTCAAAGTGACCTCCGTGCATCGGTATTAGATTTGATGTTTCTGGGTCCTGATTCTGGCAACCAGCGCCCCTCGCTGTTAGGCATTTGGCTACTTGGTACGAACAACCCCCCCCCCCATTGATGTGCTGGTTTTCTAACCCTTGCTTAGTACCAAATGAGGCATTTAAAGTAGGTGCAACTTGAGCAGGCCATGTGACACAAAAATCTAATTCGTTAGCGTTTCCTGCTGGTCTGTTGAGGCCGCCACCGTTTGAAGTGAGTGTTCCAGCAATTTCGGTAACTTCTTCCCTCTTTTCTCTGCTCGGCGCAGAATTCCCCTGCAAGCTGTCGCGCTCAAAAAGTACCGCTGCGGCACTTCCGAAGTCACCAAGACATCCGACAACGAACACACGTCTGCGGCGCTGTGGCACTCCAAAATATTGAGCGTCAAGAACCCTGTAGGCGAACCCATACCCGAGTTCCCCCAACATAGCGAGGAAGCTTCCGAAATCCCTTCCACCGTTACTGGACAAGACACCTGGTACGTTTTCCCAAACCAACCATTTGGGCTGTAGTCGTTTAGCAAGCGCACCAAACTCAAGCATGAGGTTTCCTCGTGGGTCATTAAGGCCTGCTCTAAGTCCTGCAACCGAGAATGATTGGCATGGTGTTCCTCCAACAAGAAGCTCAATTGGCTCATAATCATCTTTCTGAATAGTCGTAAAGTCGCCATGTAACGGCACGTTTGGATAGTGGTGCGCCAATACCTCGCGTGGGAATTTTTCAATTTCACTGAAAAAAGAAGGCTTCCAACCTAACGGATGCCATGCGGCAGTAGCAGCTTCAATGCCTGAACATACAGAACCGTAAATCATGCCGTCATCGCCTCAACTTCTTTTGCAAGCTTCAATGAAATATCTGGGTAAGCTTTCGGATTAGCTAAGATTGGTTTAATCCATGCGCGGTAATCAGTGCGACTTTTTGCCGTCATTGATGTTGATATTTCAGTCATGCGCTCATGGTTCTTTTGCAACTCTTCTTGCGTAAACTGCCTGCCAATTGCCTTGGTCATTTCACTTGGTGTACTGGCTTTACATAACTGCACAAACTCTGGCAATGTTGGGGGAAATCTCAAGTGATCAGCGCAATAATCAACGGCTTTAAATACCGCTTTTGAACTCATGCCAGATAGCTTCAATTGCCATTCCGCTTTCACAGAATCAACTGGCACGTCCGACCACATATCAATCCAATGCTTGCCGTAGAAACTAGCCATGCGCAGAAATAAGCGGTCTATCGGGTTCTGTTGTGTAGTCTGATACATCGATGATTCTTGGCTGGTTGTCTGCATTTGTAATATCTCCGAACATGGCTTTAGCCGTTGCACTGCGTTTATCGTGAATTGATTGAGTTTTCTGTGGTGCGGTTGGTAGTGCGCCTTTTGATACGTTTCTAATCCAATTGCGCCAAGTAGCCTCCCAATCAGCTTTTTTAGATTTGGCTTGATTTGAGTTTGCTATCCAATGGTCTTTAAACTTTTCGGCTTCTTTTCTAATCAAGTCTGCAGTAAGGTCTGGTCTTTCAGATAAAGCCCATTCCCCCCATGCTTTTGGCAGCAACCAATTTGGATCAAGTGCTTTCCCTTTTTGCTTGGGTGCGGAATTTATTTCCGCACAAGAATTACTGTTACTGTTACTGTTACTGTTACTGTTACTGTTACTGTTACTGGTTAACGAAGGGTTGTTTAACGGTTCGTTAACTGTTTCAGTTTTCGTGTAATCCAAACCCAAAAAATATGCGTTAAGCCTCATGTATTCTTGCTTCCAGCTACATTCGTCAGGAATTGATTGTGCAATTTTTGCCGCACTCTTGAATTGATTTGGGTTCTCTGGTTTGTTCCACTCAAAATGTTTAACAATCCATACCCATTTGGTGGTTTCGCAACGGTTAGCAAAGCCCTTATTTAACAGTTCATTAAGGGTTGAATTAACCCTTTCAGAACCCCATTGCAAGTCATCGCAAACATACCCATCAGGCAATCTAAATGCGCCTGATATTGTTCCGTGTGGGCATGTAAGTAGGTACATCGCAAGCGACCTTGCATCTTCACTCATGGTCCTTGTTGTCTGGCTAGTCCAAAACGATGTATGAACCTTTCCATAATCGCGCATTATTTATTACTCCTTATGCCGCCATGCACTGGCGTTCCCTTATGAAATATAGAAGCGCTGGCGTGACTGAACGCATAAGGAAAATTCAGTCTGGATGCCTCCATTGCCAGCGCGTAAACCATTAAACTGCCGCCTTATTGACGATCAGCTGATACTCAAACAAGCCATTCCCTTTGTGCTTTTTGTTAACCGTGTGCGAACCAAAGCGTTCTTTACGCATGTGTCTTAACTGCGCAGATATGCTTGATTCGTGGTGACCTGTTAACGCCGCTATTTTGCTAAGTGAGCGAAACTCACCATCTGCCATTAGATTGAATATGTCGATGTACTGATTGGTTAAGCGTGCGCTATCGCGGTCATGCTTGTAATCAGCACCGTTGAATCTTGAGGTTTTAGAGATTGAATTAATCATTCCCTATTGCCCCCCTATTCCTGCAATGAGATTCAAACGGTTTTGCTGTAACCTTTGAATTGTGTCTAATCCATGTGCATCAATAAGGGCTTTCATGCGTAGGTATTCAACTAACGAACCAAAACCAGCTTCACGCGCTTTGCGGTGTAAAATTTCCAGTGTTTCCTCTGGAATGCGCACCTTTGGGATTTCAGCAGTGCATTTACCTAGAATGCAGGCTTCGCTTGAGCGACTAAATGAAATACCTTTTGTCATATACAAAACCTCTCAACCAACTGTTTTAGTAATTTTTTTGCATGGGATTTATGCGGCGGTTCTTATAAAAGCCCAGTCAACATTAGGCGACAAATCTTCAACCAATACGGCTCTGTTCGATTCGCGCTCAATGTTCACCACAAGCTCAGATTTAAAGGTGGTTCCTTCTGAAATTGCTTTGCGCAAATAACCGATAGTTGTGCCGCACCTGATAGCAAAATTATCTTGCTCAGCGGTGGTAAGTGAATTGAGAAATTCGCGTAATTTGTCCATAAACGAAACATTACCAAATAGTAATTTAATTTGCAAGAATTATTTACCTTTTGGTGTTTTACTAAATGGTAAATAACAGTTAAATTAAAATTTATGGATAACCGAAGCCAAACAGCCGATAAAAGACGTGAGAACTTACGCAGATGGATTGATGAAAGATGCGAGGGGTCTCAGGCAAAATTCGTTGATGTAACAGGCATCAATCAAGGGGAGTTGTCAGGCTTATTGCGTGATAAGTCATTTGGTGAGAAAAAAGCAAGAAGCTTAGAATTGAGTGCAGGAATGCCTCAATTTTATTTGGATGGCATCATTGCAAATGAATTTACAAGTAAAGAATTGCCGCCGAATAGTTACAAAGTAGAAGCAAGCTTGTCTTACCCTCCTGTTTACGGAAAAGCTATGGGCGGTTTACCAGATAGATTATTTACAGATGAAGGCCGTTTATGTAATGGTCATGATGAGTATGGTGAAGTGTATTCAAGTGATAAGAATGCATTTATCACTAGGGTTGATGGAAACTCAATGATTCCTAAATACCATCATGGCGGCTATGCGTTGGTTGAGCCTGACACTGAACCAGAGCTTGAAGATGATGTATTGATTAAACTAACTACAGGCCAGGTGATGCTTAAGAAATTAATATCACGCAGAGGTGGTGTAGTGCTATCGAGTTATGGTGACCCAGTTATTTATACGTTTACACCTGATCAGATTGTTTGGATGTATTACGTTGCTTATCCAGTGCCGGCTAGAAAAATTAAGAATAGGGTTTAATGTGAGCAATTCATTACATGTTTTAGACATTGCAGAGATTGTTTTAAAAGATGGCAATAAGCCTATGCACGTTAATGAAATAGCAATGACTGCTGCAAATAAAGGGTTGATAGTAAATTTAACTCTTGAGGAATTTACAAAGAAGTTAAATTCATCTTTGCTTGCAAATACAAAAACAGAAAAACCAAAATTTACAAGAGTAAAAAGCGCAAAAGGAGTTTATAGGAAAGGTTTTTATCGCCTTAAAAGAATTATTAAGCAGCCAGACTTATTTCCTACACCTGAGCCTACTCAATCAGAAGATACAGGGTATATTGGCAAAGCTGGCGAAATGGCAGTAATGGCGGAGCTTTTGTTTAGAAACTTTAACGTTTCCATGATGATGGTTGATAAAGGGATAGACATTGTTGCAGCAAACGATGTTGGAAAGTATTTTCATATACAAGTAAAAACAACTGGCGGTAGAGATGGGTATTACTTGTTTACAATTAAAAGAAAAGCATTTGACGCAAATAATGCGGGTAACACTTTTTACATTTTTGTAATTAGAAACCCAAACAAATCTGATTTTTTAATTTTGCCAAACGCAATACTAGCAAGCTATATAGCACTTGATGTTGTTAGAGGTTCAGAATCACTCAGCTTAAAAGTTACTTACGACAGCAAAACAAAGAAATATACGCTAAACGGCAGGGTTGATATTACAGTTCACGTCAATAAGTTCGCACAAATAAACTAAAACAGCAACGCTAACTTAAATCAATATAAAATGAATTGCACTGGAATAATGTTTGATGACGCTTCTTTGCAAGACGCACAAAGCGTGGAAGATGTACAACCTAGATACGGAAAATATGAATAGAAATCATAAAATAAAGGCGCCATCTAATGACATTTAATACTATTTTAAAAAATGGATTCCCTCCTAGATTAATGGTAGTAGTTATTATTTTAGCATTGGTATTTCCTCCGTACTTAAATTATGTTGGCCCTAATACTTTGTACCATTTTGGCTATGGGTTCATCTTTAACTTACCAGAGTTTGATAATGGTTCTGATGCCTTTGTTTACATAGAGATGGTTTTATTAGAAATATTTGTATTGGTGCTTTCATCGTATTTCTATGGCTTGCATGTAATCACAAAAAATAACAAGCTTAAAGATGAGTTTGAAAAAATAATAGATGAAGAACTAAAGCCAAGAAGAGTACATATTTCACCAAGCCAAATAGAAGATAATTAATTGAAGTATCTCAAGGCTTATGGGATGCTGTTAATGCAATTATCTCAGGCTACAATCGTGGCGCAGATTCTGCATTAAGAAATAGGCCTAGAAATGCATCCTGCACTACTATCGGGAATACTACTGATTGTTATGAGTATTAATAGATCGCAACATGGGATCATTAAAGTTAAACGCATACTAGCTACAATAGCATCGCCATTCGTACAAGGTGGTGCTAATGTTCCAGTGCCTATTATTGATGTGGCAATCTAGTAGCAATGGCACTGCGCGCCAATTGGCAAATTGAATTTGTGTTACAATCAATACTCTATGTAAGCATATTAGCCAATACATTTATTAAAATAACTCAATGACAATATACGCTGCAATTCCTCTAGCCAATAACATTGCAAGACTCTCAGAGTCTGTGAGTGAGGTATTCCCTGATGATAATATCAATACGTACGCTCTACCTTCTGGCGCAGGTTTTTTAATAAACTTTAGCGGAACAAATCAGGAACTTTGCGACAAACTGTTTATCACTCAAGGAAAAACTGAGGAACAAAAGTCATACGTTGGATCCACCCTTGTTGTACCTTTTGATTACTACTGGGGCGTTGGAAATTCATCTATGTGGGAATGGCTAAAAGCTAGGTTTGAGGAATAACAATGGCAAATCAACCTGGACATGATGCAGACTCCCCTCCGCAAAGTGAGGCAGTTACAAAACCAACCCCAAGAGCAGATTCAAGCTACTTCACTCAAGAGGTTGAGTACACTAGGCAAGCAATCAATGAAATGCGAATAGAGATGAATAAGCATGCGGCTGACTCTAAAGCAGAAATAACAAAAGCTGTAGATGCATTCATTAAAAACACTATTGAAGTCAACAGCAAGACTGCTATTTTAAGCGCCGAAACGAAAGGGCAATATGCAACACTTGACGTATCAGTGAAGCAGCTTACAAAATCCATTGATGAGATGAAGCCAAAGGTTGATTCACTAACTAGTTGGAGATTGTTACTAATTGGAGGAAGCACCGTAATTATGGCTTTATTTAGTATACTTCTAACTCTATGGATCAAAGGGGTAATAAAAATCTCATGGCCCATTTAAACTTTTAACCAACCTGCTTCGGCAGGTTTTTTTACGTCCATTCAGTTATACGCAAAAATCGTACAGCTCACTAACCGCCCACTGAGGCGGTTTTTTACGTCTAAATTTCCTCACTATAAAAATAATTAAAATAAATTACCAAATGGTATTGACACGATAATTACCATTTAGTAATATTCACACATCGCAACAAAACACCGTTTCGATACTTCCCCAAAGTTTATGGGCGAAAGCGCGAGTGAGTAGCCCACTTTTTAAGGTGAATGAAATGAACATATTGCAATCAGGTTTAGCGATGCAAGCCATGCAGGTTAAGGCAAATAAGGTAGCTGTTATCGGCACAGATAAGACCGTAGAAGCTTTTAAATCACAAGGCAAGGTGTTGGTACATAAACCAGCCAGTTTAGACGCCTTACGTGCTGAGAAAGAAGCTAAGAAAGCGCGTGAAGCACAGCGCCAGATGATGGCACATACATCGCCAGAGGCGGCTTAGTCATGGCTGATACAAATACAGGTGGTGCGGCATTTCCAAATCAAAAGCTTAGAACAAATGGTGACGATGGTTGTGGAATGTACGCTTTTGACCAAGGCATGACGTTACGCGACTACTTTGCGGCGCAATCGCTTGGTTTAATTCTTAGCAATCCTGAACGCTTGGAAACTGTGAATAGCATTAAAACACTAGGTCCACAAAAATCCATAGCACGAATGGCTTACAGCCTAGCAGATGCAATGCTTGAGGCTAGAAAGGCTTAATCATGCCCTTACTAGAGCAATACATCATTGACCAAGACGGCAACAAGCGTGTGGTGTTTGAAGAATCTGAAAACAAGCACGCCAACGAGTTTGCAGAGTACCAAGCTGGCTATGAAGCCGCACCAAACAAGCTTGATTACAACATGCAACTGATGAAGAAGATTAGAGCGAGGCATCCGCTATGAAAACACTTTACTCAATATTATGGGCGCTGATTATTGCCTTGGTATTTTTCGGTGCAACACACATCCAGCAACAGTTAAACGCTGAGATTGATAAGCGTGCAAATGCAAAGTTTAAAGATGGTTGGTGCAATGTTGAAATGTCAGGAAGTGACGCATCAATCGAATGTAGCAGAGTGAGCAAGATATGAGTTTTATCAAGCATTACCTCTATTGCCGCGAGTTTGGCAGCGGAATAGTTAAGAGTTTTTTGAGAGCAATAAAAGTAAGTATTTAGGATTTTCAACTATCGGCATAGTCCCGATTAAGAAAGGTATCAAATGGAAGCAAATACAGAGTTAGCAGTACAGCAAGATTCTCAACTTAACACTATTGAGCCAAGTCGCTTGTCGTCACTGTCAATCATGAGCAGTGATGACCACATGGCTAGAGTTACAAAAATAGCGAAGTTAATGGCATCAAGCAAAGTTAGCATTCCTAAACATTTGCAAGGCAATGAAGGTGATTGTGCTGCAGTTGTCATGCAATCAATGAATTGGGGCATGGATCCGTTCATTGTCGCCCAAAAAACACACTTGGTTGGCAGCACCTTGGGGTATGAGGCGCAGTTAGTTAATGCTGTTGTTTGTTCAAGCAAAGCCATATCTGGAACATTCAGCTATGAATATAAAGATGAAGTAGGCAGCGGTGCGTCTATGTCTGTTAGTTGCAGAGTAGGAGCGGTTCTTCGTGGACAGAGTGAAATCACTTGGGGCGAGTGGCTAAACAGTAATTCAGTTACCACTAAAAATAGTCCTCTCTGGAAAACAAACGTAAAACAGCAGATGAGCTACTTGCAGGTAAAAAACTGGTCAAGACTTTATGCCCCTTCTGCAATCCTTGGCGTTTACACATACGATGAATTGTTAGATTCACCAATTAAAGACATTAACGCTGCACCGCCTCGCCCACGTAACGGCGCTGAATATGGTCGCCAAGCTCAAGAGCAGCAACAAGGCCGTGTAATTGATTCAGGCCAAGAAGAGCAACGCGCAGGATTGATTAACGCGCTTGAAGCATTTGCCGCAAAAGGCAGTGCGCCATTCTTGACCCAATGGAAAAAAACAGCGCGTGAAGAAAGAGTGCTTATTGGTGAGCCTGAATACCTAAGAATCTTAGCTAAAGCTGAGGAAGCAGACCTTAACCAAAAGCCTGCAGTTGATGCTGACTTTGTAGATCAAATGAACAAAACAGAGGCAGATCAATAATGTTTGAGAACCAGAATCTAATCAGCCCAGAGCAAAGAACCGAAGATTGGTACAAGGCGCGTGCTGGAAAGTTTACTGGCTCTCGCTTTGTAGATGTGTTAGCTAAAGGAAATAAGGCTTACACAGACCTAATCAATCAGATCGTAGTGGAGCGTCTAACCAATGATTATATTGATACTGGCATGGATTCCTACGCGCTTAAATGGGGTCGTGATGTAGAGCCTTTCGCAAGGCAAGCATATAGCTTTTATACAGGAAACAGAGTTACTCAAGCGCAGTTTAAAGACCATCCTGTTTATAGCTTTGTAGGGGTTTCACCAGATGGTCTTATTTCAGAGCAAAAAGGTGGATCAGAGTTTAAGTGCCCTAAAGACCCAAAAATTCACATTGACCGCTTTATAAATGGAATGAACGAAAAAGAGTTTATGCCGCAGGTTCAAGGTTGCATCTGGTGCTACGAGTTTGATTGGTGGGATTGGGTGAGCTTTGATCCGCGAATGCCAGAGCACGCAAAGCTATACATACAAAGAGTATGGCGCGATGACAAATACATCGCAAATTTAGAGAAAACAGTATTAGTAGCAGAAGGTGAAGTAAGGGAAAAGCTGGATAAGTTCAAGCCAGAAACCATTGAAGCACTTTTAAATAATTACGACCAAAGGAAAACATCATGAACGCACCATTACAAACAGTAGAAGCAGAAAAAATTGCTAGCCAAGAGTTGGTTACGCTAGACCCAAAAACTTACGTTGCAGCAGTATATGAGCCATTCAGTAACCGCCTACAGGCAGCGATTAAATCTTCATCAAAAGTAACTTATGCCATAGCAACTAAAGAAGGCATGGCAACGGCTAAAGAATGTCGCGCCCTATTCCGCACTATTCGCCTTGATTGCGATAAAGAGCGTGCAGCACGTAAAGCGCCAATTATAGCTATTGGTAAATTGTTGGAATCAGCATACACCGAGATTGAAACGGCGGTTAAGGCACATGAAGAAAAGTTCGATGCAGACATTAAAGCAGAAGAGCAACGCCTAGAGGATGAAAAAGCAGCGAAGCTAAAAGCCGAAGAACAGGCAAAGGCCGCTATTCAAAACAAGATTGATGCCATCAAAAACAAGCCTCTTGGTGTGATGAATAAAACAGTGGCAGACATTGAAGAGGCTATCGCGGAGCTATCACCGCTAATCCCTACACCTGCAGAGTTCGGTGAGCGCTTCATTGAGGCTGAATATGCACTTAAAGGTGCGCTGGAAACACTTAATAGCATTCTAGCAGGCAAAAAAGCGCAAGAGCAGTTAGAGGCACAAAACAAAGCAGCAGAAGCGGAAGCGGCTGAACAGGCTAAAGAGGCTGCGCGTGTGGATGGCATCAAAGCAAAGATCCAGAACATTAAGAACTACATCATTAAAGGATCTGATTGTGACTTTTCTAGTCAGCTTGCATCGCTTGCAGAAGAGCTTGAACTAATCTCTATCACTGAAAAAGAGTATCAAGAATTTACCGAAGAGGCACTGGCCGCCGCATCAAAATCAATGCAGTTTCTATTGAAGCAAAAGGCTGTTTTGCTAAATACAGAACTTGAAGAGAAAGCCGCTAAAGAGGCCGCTGAAATCAAAGCGCGCCAAGAGCTTGAAGCGAAGATTATTGCAGAGGCTAAGAACGATGACGGTGCTGTTGTTGACGCGACATTTAACGAATCTGACTTTAAGAATGTGTTTGCAGAACCAATACAGAAAATTGCAAACGCTAAGCGCCCTACTGCTCAAGCAATCATCGCCCTAGTAGCTACTACATACAAAGTTGAGGCAAAGACCGCAGAGCGTTGGTTGGCTCAATCGTTTGGTGAGTTGAAGGCGGCGTAATAAAACGGCGTGTAACTTCGAGCGTTCTTTATTAAATCGAAGTCGATTGACTGGCGTAAGCAGTCACATGAATTAAGCCGACTTTATAACGTGGCGCATCACTAAAGCCAATGCGTAGGCTACCTCACTGGGGTTAAGTCGGTTTAATTGATGGGTAATGCGCAGGCTGATGCGCAAACGGTAACTTAGAGATAAGTGCTTATAAGGGAGTAGGTTAATTTATTTAACTGCTATGTAAACGCGCCGAAGCACTGAGCCAGAAACACAGCACTGGTACCCATCACCAATTTTATGAAAGGTAGATCATGGCTGATTTAACACTACACGTTAAACGTGAATATTTTGAACAAATGCGCGATGGCACTAAGCCAGAAGAATTTAGATTGTGCACACTCTACTGGAAAAAGCGACTTGAGAAGTATTACGACAACGTTGTTATTTGCCTTGGTTACCCAAAGAAAGATGACCAGAGCAAAAGAATTGTAAGAAAGTGGCGCGGTTCAGTTATTAAAACAATCACTCATAAACACTTTGGAAGTAATCCAGTAGCGGTTTATGCAATAGATGTTAGAGGTTAATCATGGCAAAGCATAAAAAGGTAAAAGGCGGCGAACGCAAAAATCGCAAAGAGATTAGACGATCCAAAGGCCATAAGGTATGAAAAAGCAAAAGAAACGCACCAAAGCATTTAACCCTAACAAGCATCGCATCAACAGTTTGGCAGGATTAAACGTGATTAAAAAGCACCAGCCATTAACGATAGATGAACAAAGAGAGTTGTGCCAAAGCGCAGTTACCTCACTCAATGCCATGCAGTTTGGAATAGACCTAAGCCCGAATGATTTTACGATCCTATGTGATGTTATCAATATCTCGCTAGTGTTTACTGAAAGAGGTCTAGGCAAAGAATATTTAGATGAATTGTATGCGGCGCGTGATGCTTTGCAGAGAAGCAAAATGCGTTTCTTAGACACTGGAAAGCTTGGATTTTTTGGCCCCGATTTAGACACTATGAAATTCGCACTTAAGGTACACAACTGGCAGTTAGAGCGTTGCAGCTTTGGAATGTTTGAGAGCGCCTACGAAACGCAAAATGCGCGTATTAAAGCAGGTAATTTTTATAGAGGTGAAAGTGAAAGGTTAGCGGCATGAAAACAGTTAAATTAGTTAGCTTAGTAGCATTTGCAATGTTCTTATGGCAATGCGGAATGTATGCACTTGGTGTTCCGTCAGACTTACCTATGTGGCGCTGGCTTCTTGGTATTTCATGTTTAGGTTTTTCAGTTGGTATTGCTAATTGGGCTAATAAATGAACGCTGAAATGAAAAGCAGATTGTTAGGCATGGTTTTAGAAGTATGCAAAAGCTATGGGATGACCGCTAAAGATGTTCAGGAAATATTCAACAAAAGAACTATCGAAGGCGGCATGAAAATATTGGAGCAAAAAAATGGCTAAAAACTACTTTACGGATGAGCAGGTTAAATCGCTAGTTAAGTCGTCTATGGCTTGGGCTGAAAATATGCAACTTAGCATTCGACAATTAGCTGAATTTAAATCCATTATGAACCTAGCAGTAGAAGAGGCGATTGTGCGTGTAGGCACAGTTGAATGCGCTGATGTAGCTGAATACTCAACAGAATATTGGGGGATTTTGCACGAACCAGTAACGCTAGGCGAACCCCTCTACTCAGTCAAAGAATTGGATAACTAACATGACTGATTTAATTAGCAGTATCAAACGTAATGCAGATGGGGTGGAGTGATGTTATTCCATCCAATGAATAAATGTAGCAAGTGCAAGCTAAGTGGATTTAAAGGCGCAAGATGCCCTCGCTGTGGGAAGCTAATTTAAAAGGAAGGTGAATGATTGTGGATAAATGTAAATGTGACTTGAGGACAAAATTAGTTGGTGATGGTTGCCAACACTGTAATCCTCAAATAACAATTGATAGTTTAATTGAGGAACTCCAAACCCTACGCGCCAAAGTAGCATCGGCAGAGGTGTTGGTGGAGGCTTTGCGTACAGTTATGAACGAGGCAGAAGAAATAGTATTACACGACACTAATTTTGTAGCTGTTCCTTTTGAAATATTTGACAAGATGGAAGATGAATACGAAGCCCTGACCACCTACGACAAACTTAGTGAGGTTAAACATGACACAAAATAATGACGAGGTGTTGATTGCTAAAAAGGAATTACTGGAAGACTTAGTCGATAGAATGTCTGGAGTTTATTCTGACTACCACAAAGAGATTGTTCAAGACGAATTGAATGATACTTTAGAAGCTATAAGCAATTTACTACCAATATCGCAGAACGAACAGCAACCTAAGCAAATACCAGAGGGGTGCGCTATCGTAAACGTGGAAGATTTAATAAACCTTGCAGTTTCGTATTGTGAGGATGGAATGCACCCAGACGATTTGGAGCGCGATATTCGAGCCATGCTTAACGCAGCACCAACCAATACGGAGGTGGGGGAATGACTAACCAAGTAAATCAAGAGTTTGAGAAGTGGTGGTACGGAACGGATGCTAATTTAATTTTACGTAGTAGAAATTCAGCAGAAGCGGGCTACCAAGCCTGCACCCAAGCCAGTGAAAGTGAAATAAACTCACTTAAGCAACGTGTGCATGAAGTAGAAGCTAGGGCATTAGAAGAAAGCAACAAATATGTAGAGTATTGCAATCTAGCGGAAGCAAAAATAGCAGAACTAACCGCATCTAACAATCAGTTGCATGAGGCTTTGGAAAGAATGGTTGAATCTTATCAATATGAAGCTAGTAGCGAAAATGAATCATTGCTTAATGCTTTTAAAGTGTTGGAATCAACCACTGCACAATCACTAGCAGAGCATGATAACGCCACCATCGACCGCTGTAAAAACATTGTAGCAGATGACGCACTAGCGATTACGTTTCAAAGCATGGGCGCATATAGAAGCGCGATCATCAAACAAATAGGTGAACTGAAAGCCACACCATGACCAGAAAATTCTACGTTGAATGCACTAACACTAAGTGTGAAGTAAAAGGATTTGCCGCAGCATCACAGCTAGCAAGTAAGCTATTTAAAATGGGACATGAGCCTGAAATTACGATTAAGTACAAACAAGATAAGTTGGAAGGGAAATAAGATGAATTTACTAAAAACAGAAGAGACTGCGAAAAAGGTAGGCGTGTGTGTAGATCACTTTAGAAAGATCATCAAGCATCAACCAGATTTTCCAAAGCCAATTAAGCTTACGCCCAAGGCACACCCAAAATGGAGTGAAGAAGCAATTGAAGAATATTTAAAAAAGAAAGCGGCCTAGTCTAATTTTGAAACTAAATCACTTGCGGCTTTGTTGTAATAAACCAGCAACATTTTCAAATCTTTGTGACCGACAACGCGCGCCAATTCAAGCACTTCTAACTTAGATGCCAGGCGCGTAATAGCTAAATGCCTAGTGTCATGGAAATGCAGATCGTCAATAGCAACTAGCTTCTTAGCCTTTCTAAATAGACTATCAAGCTGGCTAGTATTGATATTAAATACATACGTTTTATCAAGCCCTTTGCACTGCTCAAGTATGGCCATCGCCGCCTTGCTCAAAGGCACAGACCTAATGCCGGTATAAGTTTTAGAATCATTTATCTTCGCAACGCGATCATTTATATCTGACCATTTTAGATTGCAAATTTCTTGCGCACGAAAAGCTGTTTCAATTGCAAACATAAAAGCAGCACCAACTCGGCTAGTTATAGTAGTTAGAATTGCATTGTTAGAATAGTTAAGTGCAAAACATAGCCTGTCTATTTCGTCATCTGTAATGATTCGATCTCTAGGTGGCTGGCCTTGTGGCTTCTTTAGCCCTTTCATTGGATTATCTTTCAGGTACTCCCACTCAGTAATAGCAATCTGTAAGCAATGACTTAATAAAGCCCACTCGCGTAACACCGATAAAGCACTAACTTCTTTAAGCCGCCTGTCGCGCCATTCTGCAAATGTATTCTTAGTTAAATCGCCTATCTTAATCTTGGCGACTTCATCGTTAAGAAACTTGTTGATGCGGATTGTTTCCCATCGTGAGCCTTTTTTCTTAACAGAAACTTCATCACGGTACTTTTCTAGGAGCTTGCCGAATGTAATCGATGGCGTTTTATTATCTTTGCCAGCCTTAAGAGATTCCTCCCAGACGTAGCCTTCTGCTTTCGTTGCGAAAGTTTTTACTTGCGCCTTGTAATTAACAGTTACTTGAAAACGCCACTTGCCGGATGCGGTCTTTGTTACGTTGGCCATGAGTAGTTAGAATGATGGTGAGAAAGTAGTGAGAATATATATCTTTATATCCCCAGAATCAACCAGAATCAACCACATATACCCATAAACAAAAACCCCGTGATATTTAGCTTATAAGCCAATAAACACGGGGTTTCATGGTGCTTTTACAACTCAAATTTGGTGCGAAAGGAGAGA